AAGCATCTACGTTAAATGTTCCTGATGACTTGCTTGAAGAGTTTATTGAGAACGATATTGAGACATTGTTACGTCATCATGTTAAGACCATGGGCATGGACATCGAGCTTACTGCTCGTTATGGCAGTATAGACATGAAGTCTACTATTGATGAGATTACAGCAGATTACGGAAGGCTCATTGATGAGACTGCTGATACTGCAAAGAAAGCTGAGCTAAGCAAAAGATTGACTCGTGATTTAGAAGATCTTCGTGGTTTAAGAGATCGTGTTCGTGGAACCTATGGTGCGTCTAAAGATCCGCATCAACTGTCTAGCAGATTTGTTCGTGTAATGAAGTCATTCAATGTTCTTGTTGGTATGGGTGGGGCAATGATTTCATCTGTTCCTGATGTATTTAGAACCACAATGGTTGAAGGGTTTAGAACAACAAATGAAAAAGGATTTAAGAATCTATTTGCTGATCAGGCTGCATATGTAAAGAAGCTAAAGCAGAAAGAGTTAGCCGCTGCTGGCGTTGCTGTTGATGCCACTCTTGGATTAAGAGCGCATTCATTTAGTGATATGGGTGATTTGTTTGGATCTAGATATACATTAGAGCGTGGTCTTAATCAGGCAACTGGCGTTTTCTTTATGATGAATGGTTTAAATTACTGGAACCAGATGCTTAAAGAGTTTGCCGGTAATGTAACCATGCTTCGTATGACAGACGCTTTGACAACAACATGGGAAGCATTGTCAAAAGCTGACAAAGAAAAGCTGTTAAAGAATGGTATTGATCGTCAAGACGCCTATCGTATGCGTCAACAGATCCAGCAACACGGAACAAATGTAGATGGTCAGAAGCTTCCTAACACAGATGACTGGACTGATCCTGCAATGCGTTTAAAGTTTCGTATTGCTTTGAACCAGAATGTAGAGCGTATCATTGTAACCCCCGGAGCCGGTGATCGAGCTTTGTGGACATCTACCGAGTTTGGCTCGATGCTTACTCAGTTCAAATCATTTGGTCAGGGAGCAATGGTTCGCATGGCTACTGCTGGTTTGCAAGAGCGTGATGGTGCTTTCTGGCAGGGAGCAACATTGCTGGTTGCTATGGCTGGTCTTGTTAATGAAGTTAAGAGGGCGCAGTACGGTATGAACGACAAAGAAACATTTGATGAGAAGCTGTTAAATGCTGTTGATCGTTCTGGTGTTATGGGATGGGCTATGGACGTAAACAATGCTGTGGAAAAGTTATCTGATAATAAACTTGGCATGAGGCCAGCATTTACAGATCAGCCTCAGTATAAGCTTCCTGATACAGCAAAAGCTGGTGCTGTACTTGGGCCTTCTGCAAGTAACTTAATGAATATATCCAGTGTGATGGGTGATGTTGTCACTTTTAATGCTAATCAGGATACTCTTGATACAGCTAGGTTTGTAACTCCAGGGTCTACATTACCGTATCTCGATCCGATATATGACGGTGTTTTTGGTCAATAGATGTGAATTAACGTAATGAAGCCAACAATGTATAAGAGGATATTATGGCAACTATAGAAATAGCAGACAATGATGCTCGTGTTCAATATACGCAGGCTGTTACTGCGGATACAACACAGCTTACCATTGATTATCCATTCTTTGGCTTAGATGATATCAACGTCATTGTTACAAGTGCTGCGGGTGTTGACACAACTCTTTCTAGAGGGACTGGAACCGGCACATTTGCTGTTGTAGGCGCTTCTGTAGATGATGGTTTTTCTGGTGGTTATGTAACTCTTGGCGACACTTATAGTGACGCAGCAACCAAGTACACAATATTCAGAAACATTGCTGTTGCAAGAACAACAGATTTCCCAACATCGGGGCCATTTAACATTAGCTCATTGAATACTGAGTTAGATAAGATCTTTGCTATTGAGCAGGAACTTGAGACTCAGCTTAATAGAACTATGAAGCTTGCTGAATCTGATACGGCAGCAACATTGTCTCTTCCTAACCTTGACACTCGTAAGGGTACTGTTCTTGCTTTTAATGCAACATCTGGTCTTCCTGAAGCTGGCCCTAGTATTGGTAATGTGTCAACTATCTCAGCAATTACTGCTGACATTTCTACATTGGCTGATATTGAGGATGGCACAGACGCAACAGATGCAATTCAAACTGTAGCTGGTATTAGTGCTAATGTTACAACGGTTGCCGGAATATCAAGTAGTGTATCTACCGTAGCTGGCATAAACGCTAACGTGACGACAGTGGCTGGTGTTGCTGCTAATGTAACCACCGTTGCTGGGGTTAGCTCTGACGTTGCGACAGTTGCTGGTATTTCAGCAAATGTAACAACAGTAGCGGCAGATGGGGCTGATATTGGGACGGTTGCTGGTATAAGCGCAAATGTTACGACAGTGGCAGGAATAAGCGCAAATGTTACTACAGTGGCTGGTATTTCATCTGACATATCAACAGTAGTAACAAACATTACTGATGTTCAGAACGCCAGTGCTAATGCAATACTTGCCAAGAACTATTCTATAAAAACAGACGGTGCTGTTGAAAGCAGTAACTACTCTTCTAAAGCATGGGCAATTGGTGGAACAGGCGTTACTGATACGGCAGGTTCTGGTGCAGCGAAAGAATGGGCTGTTGATCAAAGTGCGGATGGTGTAGATGGTACAGAGTTTAGTGCTAAAGAATATGCAATTGGTATTCAGCAATCTGTTGGCTCTGCAAAGCAATGGGCTTTAGGTGGTGGTGCTTCTTTTGACACAAACACAGCCGTTGCTGGTGGTGTGTTTTCTGCTAAGTATTATGCTGAACAAGCGGCTGCTAGTGCTGATAGCGTAGATGATTTATATCTTGGCCCCAAAAGCTCAGACCCAACAGTAGATAATGACGGTGACGCTCTTACCTCTGGCGATTTATATTTTAATACTACTAACAACATTATAAAAGTTTATGATGGTTCAGCTTGGAATGATGCAGTTCAAGACACAACAGGTTTTGCTACCAATGGCTTCAGTATCGCCATGTCGATTGCCTTATAGGAGTTAATAATGGCACAAAATTTTAGACGATATACATTAAATGGAGTTGGCACTGCTGCTGCTGATATACCAGATGGAGCTAACTTTGATAGCTATGATACCATTGTGGGCATTCACATTGCTAACGTAACAGCCAACGCTATCACGGTTGAGTGCTACATCAATGATGGCACTAACGACATTCATCTGGTTAAGGATGCGCCCATAGCGGCTGGCGGTGCGCTTCAGATTTTGGATGCTGGTGCTAAGTTTGTGGTTCAGTCTGGTGACAGGCTTTATGTCAAGTCAGACACGGCTGCATCTGCCGATGTTTGGGTGTCTGCCGTTGATGCGATCAGCACATAGGAGTGACCAATGGGTTATGTAGGCAATCAACAGACTGAAGGCTTTAGCCAAGTACCAGCCAAGCAAGACTTGACAGGTGCGACTGGCACTAGCCTGACGCTGACACACGCTGTAGCCAGTGCAGAAGGCATTGACTTGTTTATTAACAACGTGCGGCAAGAGCCTACTGAAGCCTACTCAGTGGTAGGCACAGCGGTAACGCTTACCGGCTCTGTGGTAGCGACTGACGATATTTATGTAGTCTACAACTCACTGGCTCTGCAAACTACAGTACCGCCTGATGCGTCTGTTAGCACTGCCAAGATTATTGATGGGTCAGTTACAAAAGCCAAGATTGGAACAACAGAATTAGATTTGGCTACCATAAAAAACAGCACTGGCACTAACACGGCTATGACGATTGATAGCAATGGTCGTGTAAGTATGCCCGCCCGCCCAATATTTTATGCTGTGTCTGAGGACAATTTTGCACACGCAAACGGTAGATACTCAACTCTTGCGACTTGGACAGCAGATATAAACAGAAACAATATATTCTCAACGACAACAGGGAAGTTTACTGCGCCTGTTGCTGGTATATATCAAGTCTCAACAGGACTTACTTTTACTGGTTTGGCTGACTCTCATGGAGATGGCTGGGGAATTAAAATATTTAAAAACGGTTCTGATTTCACAAACGTAGAATTAGCTTACGTTGCGGGGATACAAAACGGAATTGAAGGCCATAGTAACGCAACAATTTATATGGATTTAGCAGTTAATGATTATGTCGAGGTAGGTGGAGATGGAACAACCCAAAGCCTTAACATTCAGCATCTTTATTTTGGCGCACACTTGG